ATCCATCTATCATAGGTCTAAGGTCAGTATCTCGGTTAGTTGTACCTGTGAATATTGGATACAAAGCTCTGTTCTTAAGTAGGTATCTTATCAATCTTTGCTCAAAAAATGCAGCCTTTTGTGCATAGTGTTCCATACTGAATGCTATTGTACCTCTATCTACAGATGATGAGTTATCTCCAAACTGAGTCTGTAGACCTTTATTCTTTAGCTGTAAACTAAGACCAAATACAGCATCCTCTGCTGCTCTCCATGCTATAATAGGCTGAATGAATGTTACTAGTGTCTCCTCATCAGGATCTAATGTCTGATCATTGTACTTAGTAAGCAAGTCATTATAGAATGTAGTACCTAAGATAGGCATGATTCTTAGTTGAGCTTGAGTAGCTAAGTAAGGAGTAACATTATTGACATCTACATTTGCTGTGATGGGTGTGTTATTCTTTAGATAGGTTTCTGTTATAAAGTATAGCATTATATTATAGGTGTTTGGGCAATTTGTGACTTGCTTTTATCTCCTCCAGGTACAGGAGGTAGTGATGCTAAGGCTCTAATCTCATTCTCAGTCATAGTCTCAAGTACTTTAGTAGCAACCAAAGGTGATAGACTATTAAGTGCATCATTAGTCTTAGAGGTATCTCCCTCAAGTTCTACAATTGCCTCGTTAATTATCTGATAGTTATTGATAGTGAAATCTGCATCTATCTTAGCTATGAATAGTAACTCATTAAATATATCAGATACCATATCTCTCAATGGCATTACTACATTCTTCTCAAATATAATGTATGCCTGCTTAATATCTGAGCCATTACCTAGTGAGCCTGTAGTACGGATTCCCATAAGTATAGGATCAATGGTATGACTAAAGCATATCTGCTCAGTATTCAGCTGTGATGCCTCTTGAAATAGTTTATCATTACCATTAGTAGGTAGTGACTCTATTTTAGGCAGTTGGTCCTGTGAATTAGCAAAGAATGCCACAGCTTTACCTGCATTAGCAGCACCTTTCAATCTATCAATGGTATTCCTTATCATGTTTTTTTCCTCCTCAGACTGAGGCCTTTTAGGAAACATCATAGCAAAGGATGGAAAGATTGAGTTTTGTATATTACTTTTAGCAAAGTAGCTAAGCTCACCTGATAGGAATGCAAAGTTAAGTGCTGAGGTGTACTGAGGTAATGGATAATAATCCTGCCCAATACATTCCACTTCATATACAAATAGTTGCTCATAATCTCTAGAGGTAGGAGTATATCTCCTTATCTCCTGTACTCCGATTCTAGATGACCAATCATCACAAATATAGTATCTCTTACGGTCTAAGTTTACTCTAAGTTTCTCAGGAGATAGATTGACTATCTTAGTGAGCTTCATCTTATCATCAAAGCATAGCTTGAAATATATTCTATTATGCAGTATTAGTTGCTGAGTTACTGCAGGTACTACCTTTTTTATGTTTAATTTTCTCTCTAATGTGTATAGCTCTAGCTTATCCTGTGGAGTTAGTCTATCAGCTACTATATTAAATCCACCTCCTACAGCTGCATTCACTTTATAGCCCACTATTGAGCCATGCAGTGGACTAGAATAGAAAATTTGATTAAGGAGTTCAGGGAATAGATTATCCTGCCCAAAAAAAATGACTCCATTAGTCTGAGTCCTACCATTAACATAGGGTAGAGTTAGATTAGCACCTCCTACTTTAAGGAATGGAGTAGAGAATGATTGATATCCCTCTACTATTTCATGTTTTACTGTTTTGAAAAAATCTTTTAATGCCATAATTATTCATAAATTGATGATACTATCGGTCCACTTACTACCATCCTGCCCTCTTCAATCACTACTCCTGTAGAGTTAGCAATAGTTGGAGGTGTGGTACTTGACTCATAGATACTATATGTATACTGTCCTTTAATTAGTTCCAAATCTACAGGCTCATCCAACTCAAACTGATTGAATCGTTCAGGATAAGTTGATAGATCAGCAGTGTAGAATGTAATAGGTGCGGAAAGTTTGTCCATTTCATTCTGAAAAACAAATAAATAATAAGGATTAGGCAGTGTACTTACCTCAGTTAGGGTAAGGATAATCTGATTGACCTCATCTTTCTTTATGTATATCATATAACTATATTATATTAAGGTCAAAAAATGTTTAAAAAAAAAGCTCTACAATATGCAGAGCTTTAATTATTAGGGTGTTAAGGTTATGCTTGAGAAGGTAATGGGAACTCAGTTTGACCTGCAATCTGATTTGCAGTTACCTCATAAGCCAAATGGTCAGCTTCCGCTAAAAGTGTAACGGAATATTTACTGCCATCTTGACGAGCTGTACCTGATCCTTCACCTGTTGCAGTTAACTGCACATTCTCAAAGTACCAATACTTACCATTTGCATCTAATACAAATACTGCTAAGTACTGCTGTCCTGATCCAAGTACATGGATAGCTTCTGACTTATCCTTATCTCTACGATTAAACATTAGGTTAATAGTCTGAGTAACTACTGTAGATCCATTTAGTAAATCTTGAGCAGTCTCTTCTGTATAGTTACCTGTATTTCTATTGATTGCATAGACATTAGCATTAGCTGTCAATGTCAATGTAGATACTGTCCATTCATTTGCACTAACTGTAGCAGCAGTAACATTTTCTTGTTGGCAAATCCATACTGTTCTTATTCCTCCCGTGTTTGAATCACACGGCTTCTCGATTGAAATTAATGACTCACAGCTCATTATATATGTTTTAAGTAAAGGGAGCTTGCACTCCCTTAGATTTATAAATTAGTTAATTAAGATGCAGAGTTGTAGAATACAATCTCACCACCATTAACGTGCTTAAATCCTACTTTCATATTAGCACGAGTTCTGATAACAGGTGTAGCTACAGTGTCAGCTAAATTGATAGCTCGTAATGCTTTACCATCTCCCTCTGCATCAAATGCATATAAGAAATTAGAACGAGGTGAAGCAACAATCTTAGAAAGACTTAACATTCCCGGACATAATACCATCTTTATTCCAAGATAAGTAAAGTCTAGAGCTTGTGTTAAGTTAGCCTGAGTATTAGATGCAGCAACAGCAGCACGATAAGCAGTAGCTACAGGAGAAGATACATATATTCGTAGCTCTTCTTGGTTAGCAATAACAGCAGGAGGGATAGCAGCATATACTAAAGCTAATTTCTCAAGTACATTTGTAGGAGTAATAGCTGGAGGTGTAGCTCCACCTACTTCAATTACATTAGCAGCATCAGCAACTAATCCTTTGATATATCCATCACATAAAGCTAAAGCAGCAGTACCTGATGCAGTATCACCTGACCAACGTAATTTTTCAATGTTCTCAGCGATTGTCTTAGACATCTCATTCCAATAGTAATCCATGAAAGATGCAACAGTGAAATCACCATTAGATCCTTTAGTCATTTGTAAAGATACAAAAGACTGCTCTAGATCAAATTGACAAATTTCTGCCATTGCAGATAATCCTTCCACCGTAATCTCTACAGATGCAAGAGTATCAGTACTAGCATTCCATCCACAGTTCTCTGCCTGCAATACTTGTCCAAATACTACATTAGAAATTTTAGTCTTTACTTTGACACCTGGTAGTGTACGGTAGTTGTCTACTACTTCCTCATTCAAATAAGCTCGGCTATAGAATGCTTCGCTGTTAGCTTGTAATAATGCACTATTAGCAATATCCAAGTCAAATCTTAATTTTCTACTCATTTTTTTTGTTTTTTATTTAGTTATTATTGTTTAAAAATTTACTTACCATACTGAACTTATCATGCTGTGACAACTTAGTAGCTTCTACTTCCACTACTTCCTCACCTTCAGACATTACTTCCTCCATATGATTTCTTAAATCAGCTATCATTGCTATAATAGCATTGATTTGCTCATCAATTACAGGTTGTACTATAGCTAGTATAGCTTCAGCATCAGCAGCAGGATCAATAGCCATCTCTTCTGTGGCAGGTGTCTCCTCTATTACTTCCTCTTCTACTACTGTCTCTAGTGCAATCTCTTCTGTCATTGCTTCTTCTTCAACAACAGGTGCATCTTTAATCTCAGTAACTTCTCCATCAACAACGATGTAGATCTTACCCTCGATTAGATGTTCTCCATCAGGTAACTTCATATTATATTTATTTATTTGTTTACTTAGTTTTAAGCCTAAGAATCCCTCAATAGAGAAACCTATCTGCTCATTCTTCACTAGCTCATTATAGTAATCTTTATCAGTTACCTGAGCTGTTACCATTAATGTGCCTTTAGGTACTTCAATACCATAGCTTGAGTAGGCTTTATCTTTCTTAGGATCTTCTACTATCCATCCCTCAAGTACATAAGCAGGTACTGTCTTATCAGTATCATGCTCTAGGTTAAAGACATTCCTATTAGATAGGTCCTGCATGAATTTAGAATGAATCTGCTCAATAGTCTCAGCTGTGAATTGTACATAGTACTCCTCATCATTCTCATCATTCCTATATATCTCCATAGGTATCATAGCAGGAGCTACTACTCTATAC